TTGTTTAGCAACATCTTCTTCTTGCTTTTTAACTTCATCTAATTGTCTTTGATGTTTAGTTTTTTCTGACTCCAATCTAGATTTTATAATATTATCTAATTGTTCTTGTGTAAAAGTCATTTCTTTTGCTTTTTCAACTTTTACTTCAGTATTTTCTGTTGTTTCTGTTTGTTGGTTTTGAGGTTCAACAACCTTTGTTTCTTCGGACATTTTAACTCCTATTCTATTTTTATGTTTCCGTTTGCGTCATACCAATCAGGATTGACGAAACTCCATTGATGACGACAGTTATAACCACCTCTGACAATAAAAGGGTCTCCAGCTTTTTTGCCTTTCCAACTTCTTTGCCATAGTTTTCTGACTTCATCTTTCGTAAATAATCCACTTTTTCTCTTATCATATTTTCCACTTCTGACAAGCCTACAATGAGGTCTTGTTGTTGGTATCACATTTCCTAAATAAACGGCATATGTTAATCCAGCTTCTTCTGATTTAGCTAAATTAAGGGTTGCATCAAATTCTCTTAATGAATCATTTAATATTTGCCCAGCATAACGTTTCATATTTTCCCCTGTCCTATCACTTGCAAATTTTGATTGTAAAGTTTGTATGTTTTTGTCTAATTTTTGTCTTAATTGTGTTGCTTGTGTCTTATTTTTTCTTTTATCTATTTTTCTTAATTTAATTTCATCTGATTGAATATTATCAATTAAATCTTGTATTTTTGAATCATCTGCACTTGCATATATACCATTAATTGTTTGTCTTAATTCTTTTTCTAAATCAACAGGGTCAGCACCAACCAATGTATATTGATATATTTTTTCAGATAATCGCCTTGTCATTGTATTTGATACATCTTTAAATTGTGTAAATGTTTGTCTTTTTAAATTTTGTATTAAGGTTAAATCTGATTGTGTTAATTGTTGAAAAGCAATAGGAATATTACCTATTTTTTTAAATGCTTTTTCTATTCTTTTTGCTTGTTTATTGAAACCTTGTCTAACAACTGAATCTGACCATCTTAAATATTCTTTTTCTAATGTTTGTCTTATTAGTGGTTGTACTGCAATTGCTGATTTAAGATTATATAATTTAAAATCATCATCTAACGGAAGTTCTTTTCCAGCTAATGCTACAATATCTCGTTCAATTTTATTTAATGTTCTTATTAAGGTTTCGTAATATTCTGATTCTGCAATTTCAATTGCTCTTATTCTGTATATTGCTGTATCTTCTACTATATTCGGCATTCATTAAATTTCTTCTTCTTCCACTTCCTCATCAGGTTGTTGTACTTCGTCTTGTGTAAATTGACCTAATTCTTTTTGTTGCTCAATTTCATCAAATATAACATTTAATTTTTCATCATCATCAACAACTGACCTAGCAATTTCTTTATCAATTTCTTTTTGCAATGTTGGAGATTCAATATTAATAGCTTTTGCTTGTTGATAAAAAGCTAAATCAGATGCATAATCTCTAATGTTAAATGTATCAGGATAATTAATTTCTCCATCAAATTCTGTATTTTGAAATAAACTATATAATTTAAATAATTGTTCTTCTGCTATTTGTAAATTATCTGCTTTTTCTGATAATCTTGCATTTAATAATTCAAATTCAGTTTGTAATGCTATTCCTGAATTAATTTGATTTCTTGTTGTTCTTATGGCTCCTGTATGTGCCAATCTATTTATTGCTTCAACTTTATGATTAATTGAATCCATTAATTGTGCTAAATTTTGTCCAGATGGTTGTAATAAATATGGTTTTAAATTTGGTTCCATTTCATCAGGCATTTCTATAACTGCACCAGCACCAGCACTTGCATTTACACTTGGAGTTTTTACTAATGATGGGTGGTTAGTTAATCTAATTAATTGTTCTATTTCTGAAAATTCATTATAAATACTTTTTTGCAAATCAGCTATATCTTGAAGGTCTGACTGACCAATGCCTCGTTTATGTGACTTTGCATTGTATAAAATAACTGCTGGTATTTTGCCAATCAGATTATCGGCAGTATCTATTACGGTTGGTTCAGTTCTATCATCTTTCATATATAAGGTATCTACTCTGTCTAAATACCAAACACGCATATATGTTCCACCATTCTTATCAACCTCTTCTCTAATTTTTAAATAATCCAAAGTATATTTACCATTTACTTCTCTTTTAAAATTCCAATCCAAAACATTTTCTGGAGTAATAATTGAAATATATGGTCTTATATCTTGTTCAATTTCTTCTGCTTGTGTATTTGTTGTTACCTTTGGTTTATCTAAAATTAAAAAACTATGTCCATAAATAGATGCATAATTTTGTGCTTGTTTTATTACTGCATTAAAGCTATTTCCATCAAGGTCAGCATCTTTTAAGAATGATTCTAAACTAGGTTCTTCTGCCATTAAACCAAAATTTCTTGATGGTTTTACTCTGAATAAAAAAGATGAATATATTTGTATTATATTTTTACAATGATTATCGCAAGGTGTATTAGCCAATCTTTGATTAAATTCATTATCCAATTCTAAATTATATCTATTTAAATATTGACCAACCATATAATCGTAACCACCATTATATGAACGAATATAATATTCCCATAAGCTAACAGATTCTTTATAATCTTTATGCGTATCTAATGCTTCATCTCTTGCGTACATTTTATCTATGTGTCCATCTTATTGGTTTATATGGTATATTTTGTGCTATCAGTGGTTTTACAATTTCAATTAAATATCCAATGCTGTCATTCATATGGTCGTAGCCTTCTTCTTTATCAGGAATATTTGTATTTTCCTTGTATATTTGTCTTTGTAAACCTTTTATCATAATTTTGCAAGATGGCGAGATAAAAATATAACGCTTTCCATCTGCCGACTTTAATCTTGAATTTACTGCATTGATTCTATCTCTTATTGGACTATGTTTTAATTTACATTTCACATTGAAACCTGCATTTTGTAATATTGTTAAATCAGTTTTACCACCAGCTGAGGTTTTTCTTTGCCTACAAGCTGGGTCAGGATAAACAAATATTTTTTGTTTTGTTCCATATCTGTTTCGTATTTCCTCAACCATTTCATCTGTATTACTTGAATAAATAACTATTTCATCAACAAAATGAATTGTATCTTTTTCTAATTGAGCCACACAAGCACTCATTGGGTCAACGTTAAAATCCAATCCTATATGTAAAGGTTTAGACCAATCTATATTTTTTGATTTAACATTATCAACAGCATGAAAATTATAATAAACAGCACCAGCATAATTTTCAAAACTACCCTCAAATTCTTGTCTAAATGTTCTTATATCAATATCTTGTTTTGCTTGTTCTATTTCATTTGATGATACCATTCCACCTTGTAATGTAGTAAATTGAAAACTATCCCATTCATTATCCCTTTTTCCTTTTTCATACATACGGTATGACCAATTACCAAAGCCTTTTGGAGAACCACACATTAAAACATCTCCCATTGTGTCAGCAATAGATGCCCTTAATACTTCTGTCCAAGCCTTTTCATCAATATCAGCAAACTCATCTAATATTAAAAAATCAATACCTACTCCACGCAGAGCATCATAATTTTCACAACCTTTTAAGGATATAATACTTCCTGTTCTTTTAATCCTAATTGATAAATTAGTTTCATTAATAGATTCAATCCAATTAAAACTTGCTAACATTTGTTTTAATTTAGACCATACAATTTCTCTAGCCATTTTAAATGTTGGTGCAACATACCATATATTTTTTCGAACTTGGGTTGCATATTTCATCATTTCAGTAATACATAAATAGGTTTTACCAAATCTTCTGCCTGATACTAATACCCTAAATCTTTTATTACTCTTTGAAACTTTATGTTGGGGTTTTGTTAATGTTATTTTCACTTAAGCACCAATATTTAACTATATATTTTTGTTCGTCAAATTCTTTAGGTGCTTTTTGTACTAATGCAATAGTTTTTTCTGCACCTTTGGCTACACATTCTGAATAACTTAATAATTCTCTATCTGTTAATGGTGGATAACAAAAATTATTAACTAATGAGCATACTTGGTATAGTAAAATCCATTTCATCTATTTCCTTTTTTTGTAATATTTTCGATGCACTTGGACTCTCCAAGACCAATGAAAAATTGACCTTGCAACTTTGCCTATCTTTTCTACTATCCAGTCTATCATTTTTAATACTCATAATTACGGATATAATAGCATATCCTTTGCTTCCTTTTTTAATTTTTTTATTTTATCATCTTTTGAGGATAATTCTATTTCTTTTAAATTAATTATAGCCTTTAATGTATCAACCTCTTTTTCTAAAATTTTAATCTTAACATCTAAATCATTATCACCTTTATGCTTAATCTCATTTTCAAATGTTTTATCTTCTGCCAATACTCTAATTACATCAACTTTGTTCATTTTAATATTAAAGCTTTAATAGACTTTTCCCCCATATAAATTTCTGTTTCAGCTTTACCACGATAACATTTATAAGTTACTGTTTCACTATAAGTTCTTTCAGCTTCACGCTTACCTCTTAAACACATAGCCATATTATCTTGTATTCTATGCTCTTTAATTTCTCCATTAACAAACATTAATAATGCTATAACTGATTCAATCATTGTGAATTACCATTTGTATATTTAATTTCTCTATTAGCATCTTTTAACTTTTCTATATCTTCTAAAACCTTATCCATTTGCTTTCTTAAAAATTCTATATTAACTTTATTTAATGCCATTTCCTCAATATGCTTATTTAATTTATCTGTGGTTTTATATAAATCCTCTATCATCATAAATTGTTCTGAATCTGCTGGTAATGAACCTAATTGTCCTCTTGGCCATTTAATTCTAAATTCTGTATTTTCTTCTAAATCTTTTTCCATTAATTGTAATCTTGTATCTGTAATATTTAATCTTTCAACCATTTGAAAATAACCCATTGTTCCTAATGCAACTATTACAATTAAACTAGCAACTGTTTTCATTGGCATAGATACTTTTGCTTCTTCTGATATTTTTAATGCCATTATATTTTAAACCCCTTTCTCCAAGATTTAATCGCCCAATAAACAGGTTTCAAACTTTTTTGCCCTGATACCTTTTTCAATATAGCACCATGCCTAGCTAAAAATGATCTTTGCCTTGCTGGATTATTTTTTTTTATTGACATATTTGGGTCACCAAAACGAACTTTTTTAATGTTGCCTGTTGCTCTATTTTTAACATAAACAGCAAATTTCTTTCTTTGTCCTGATGTTCTAAAAGGTTTATTTAATTTAACTGTTCTGCCTCTGTATTTTGCCATGCATTGTAATTACCATATATTATTTACAAATACACCCATAAAAATCGCCACTACCATCTTTCATTACATGCACATTATAAGGGGCTTCATAATAAATTGTTAAATGTAATCTTAAAATATCACATAAATCAAAACAATTTATATCTGACATAATTTCAATACCTTCCATCATTTGTTTAGTAACAGAAACTAAACTATACAAACCATCATTTAACAAAATTAAATCCATTATCTTTTAAAATGTCTTTGTCTCCATTTATTGCATACATAGGTATCTCTAACACCTCTTGTCCTATAAATACCGCAAAACATATTTCTTTGTGAAAACATACCGCAATTTCCACATGAACCTCTGCCTGTTGATTGTCTATAATCCTGTGGCATTTGATAAGGTATAAATTCTCCATTTGAATAAAACATAGACCTTTTATTCATTTACCTTGACCTCTATATTTCTTAAATGAACGCCTTTTATGTTTATTCATTTTTGCTTTGCTAGGATTACGACCAATATTTGTTTTATGAAATATAGGTTCATGGGGTATAACCTTACCATATAAACTACCTTTTTTTTTTACCATCTTTTATTTCTTCTGCTTTTGCATCAATTATTAATGGTAATGGCTCATTAAAATTAGTTTGTTCAATTTTATCTTTTTGGTCTAAATGTTGCTTTCCTAACCATATTTGCATAGCTACATTACCACCTAATGCTTTCTCAAATTGAGCACGTCTTAAACTAATTCTGCCCATCTCACGCCCCTTTTTTATTAGGTGGACATAATTCCTTTGTAATGTCTTTGTTGAAACCTCACAAAATTCTGCAATTTCTTCATAAGTGCAATGTAATTGTGCTAATTTCTTTATTGCTTCGCTATCTACTTTTTTAAGTGGTCGTGCCATTATGTCCTTTTTGTGTTAATTAATATATAAAAAGGTAGCTGTCAATCTTCGGTTACTTGCTGATTTTTTGAAATGTTTTGTTAAATTAGAATTGTCGCCTTTAATATGAGATAATTTTCTTTTTATTACCCAATTTTTACTCCTATTTCTTGAATATATCATTGATGGTTGTGATGTTACTGAATAATATTTATAACCCAATTTAGTAAAATATTTACCACAAAATTCACTTATCCTATTACCTAATCCTATGCCTTGATAATCTGGCAAAGTAACTATTCTATGTTCTCTTTTAGCTTTTTTTATATGTGGGTGTGGAAATTGTAAAACTGCCCCAAATGCAACAGGTTTATTCCATATATATCCAATAAAACATTTTGATGCACGGTGTATATTAGTATTCAAATAATGATAGTTTCTAAACATTCCCCATGAGTTAACGCTTGTTGGATATATTTTGAAGTCAATTTCTGGTCGCTTGGCTGACCCCCTAGTTAATTTATTTGTATTTACATCAAATATCCAATCAGGTTGCAACCAATCAACAATATCATAATGACATGAAACGGCTACAAATTGTTTTTTTGTTTTCCTAATAAATTTTTGAACACAATGACTACCAATTTTAGCTACATCTCTATCCACAACAGAAGTAAATTCATCAAAGCATACCATATCTTTATTTTGTAATAATGCCCTTACTATATCCACTCTAAATTGTTGTCCTGTTGATAATGCTGAATAAGGTAATAACCACAAAGGTGGACTAGCAAAACCAACACTTGCTAAACATTTTGAAATTTCTTTTATGGATATATTTTTTGGAAATTCATTTATAAATGCTGAATTATTATCCCATTTAAAAGACCTAATATAATTATCTTTAAATAATTGTTTAGCTAGGCTTGTTTTACCACTACCAGATGTTCCTACAATTAAACCAACTTGCCAATCAAAATTTAAATCAATATTAAAATCAAATTCCTTTTTAAGTTTTTTTTCAGGTACTAAATCATATATGCCACATATTTGTTCTGTTCTAAATGTTGGCTTATATTCTGTTTCTTTTAGAAATTTAACACTCGACAAGTTAATCCTCTTTCAGATAATTCATTATATAATTCTTGTTGTTTTTCTTCAGATTCACATTCAATTATAACTTCACATTTATTTGGTATAGTTATTTCTGAACTATCTTCCAATGCTTGTTTATCAGATAAATATTTATCTAATTCTAATTTATCAAATCCTGTTAAATCTAAATCAAAACTTTCATCTTTCAGTATATTTAATTCAGATATTAATAAATCTTCATTCCATTTAGTTTCTTGTCCTGACCGATTATCCATTATTCTATATGCTATTGCTTGATTTTTTTCAAAATCCTTTTTAATAACAAATGCTGTTTTTTTATGTAATTCTTTTAATGCTTTCCATCTTGTATGACCCACAACAATATAATTATCTTGGTCTATAACTATTGGTTGATTATTACCAAATTCTGAAATACTATTACGCACTTTTTTTACTGCATCAGCAGATATTTCTCTTGGATTGTTTTTATATGGTTTAATTAGATTAATATCTATTTCTTCAATCTTCATACAGGTATTTTTTCCATTTTAACTATTACACCTTTTGGAAAAACATTTCTATCACTAAATAATTCATCATTTTCTTCATATGTTCCAAATGTTCTTATACATTTTTTATCTTTTTGAAACAAATAAGCATGTGTTACCATTACACTAGGTTTCATTCCTAAAAAATCAAAGCTAGTACAATGTCCTGCATCGCCTAAAATATCTAACCATGTAATTTTATAGAAATAATATTTCTTTTTCTTAATAATGGCAAATTTATATTGTGCTTTTTTTCTTTTCATTGTTTTGTTTCAACCTCTGATTCAATTACTGCTTGATATATTTGTAATTGTGCTTTCAACCTACGATTTTCCAATGCTAAAGCAATTATTCTTCTCCTTGCATACTTAAATATTCTTAATATTGCTTTCATTCAACATTGTGTATTATATGGTCTTTATCATACCTATCTATTTTATACTCTTTTCCATCTTTTTTGAAGTAATCAAATCTGTCCTCACTATGCCTAAAATCAAACCCTAATTTTTCCATTTTTTGACGTAAATTAACAGGCGATTCCTGTTTTATTTGGTCAATTTCTTCCATTTCCCACCTTTTTTGACTTAACCATGTGCTAAAATGTGGCACAAATTTGTCCTCAATACCTTGCATTTGTTTATTATATATATCAATAATTGTTTCTTTTTTTGGCATATCATCACAAACTTTTGTAAATGTTTGGTATGCTTTCCATTTGGAACCTCGTTTAATAATTAAACCTTTCCAAAGTTCATCAAAAATTGAGCTATATTTATTATTAGGTATAGGTTTAGGTATAGGTATAGGTGTCATTGTTTTGCCATTGGCAGACCATTTAGCATCAGCACCTTTTTTACCAGCATATGATTTTCTTTGATATTTAGCTGTTAAATATTCATGTTCAGCTGTTAATCTTTTATGAGTCCAATGATTATGTTCTTCATTTGGTATAAAAAATTCTTCCAATATTTCTTCAACTTTAGCATAGCAACTTCCATCTATACATTGACATATTCTGTAAGCAGATTTTGTTGAAAATGGTTTTGTATTTTTAGTCCAAGCAAAACATAATAATCTAATATATATACCTACTTGTTCATTGCTTAAATGTACCGTTTCTGCTGTAAATGTATCTGTAAATAATTGCAAAGCATGAAATTTATTAGTTTCCATATTACCTCGCTATAAATTGTGCTACAAAAAATTGCCAAGGTTCTGCCTGTGTTGGTTTCCATACCTTTGGAACTCCATACCATTTTTGCTTATTAGCAATATCATACATAATATCATTAAATTGTTTTTCAGATATTTGTTGATCATTTTCGTTAAAATATAATGATTCAGAATTAATCATAAAATTAACTGTTTTTTTTGGTATAATTTTTTTTATGCTATCCTCAACAATAGATTCCATATTTTGTATATCCTCTATTTTTACCATTTGTTTATTTTTCATAAAATAAATAACTCCTTTCTAATTGATTTAGTTTTATGTTTGTTTTTATTAAAAGCTGTTTTTCAGTACCGAATTTTTTTTCAAACAACTTTTTATTAAGATGTATTGATTCATTACCCATATTATGATGTCTTGGACATAAAGGAATTGTATCTTGATGGTCAGGTCTTAAAGATAATCCTGTATGTTTTCTAATATGGTGTATTACTACATTATTTGAACCACAAGCAACACAACCTAATTCTTTTAATTTATTAAATCTAATCCTGTCGGACTTTTTCATATAAATAAGTTATTTTTCCATTATGAATATAATATCCATTAAGAATTTTCTTTGGCTTTTTCTTCAAGATATTTTTCATATTCTTTTTGGATTTTTTCTTCTTTTCCATATGTGTTTTCATAAGCTAATTCTTTATTTAATTTAAATTCTAAATAACTAATTATCCTCGATTTTTTCTTTAATTGTTTCACAATGACTAATTATATTATTAACTTCATTTAAAACTTCTGCTTTTCTGAAAGTATCTTTATTAGCATCTGAAATATCAATTAATTGATTTAATCTAATCATTCTTAAAAGTCGTTTAAATGCTCTTCTTACATGCATATCCGACATATCAGAAACCATTATCCATTGATTTTTAGATTTAGAAAAATAATATTCTTCTGGAGTAGGTTGCTGTGTTTCGTCAGTTTTAGGTATATCTAAAAAATTTTCATTACTCATAATAATTTCTCCTGATTAGGATTTTCAGGTTTAAACGGTTTCCAATCAAAGTCTATAAGTTTGTATTTTTTACCATTAAATTTTGATATAAAACTTTCATTGGTAATTTGTTTTGCCTGTTTTAATTTATCATACGGTATAAACATATATTCTGTTCCGTGTGTAATACCTAATGATTCTTTTTTTTTTAAACATTTTTTATAAATATAATCTCTTATACTTACTTTACCGAGCCAAATTTTATCAACTTGAACTTTTATCATTTTGTACTTCCATTTCTTTAGTTAAAATTAATGGTTTTAATTTACCATTTTCAAATGCTTGGTCAGTTTCATAACCATCAATATAAAAATATAAAATAGATACTTTTAAATGTTTTGCTACTTGTTTTAAATTATAACAAGTAATTGCATTGGCACCTTTTTCATATTTTTGTATTTGTTGAAAAGTAACTCCTAGTTTATTTGCCAACCAAGATTGAGTTTTTTTCATTTCCAATCTTTTTGTTTTTATTTTTACTCCAATAGAATTATTGAAGATTTTTTTATCTTCTTGCATTATTGCTCCTATGATTGATTGTGCATGGGGAGAAATCGGTTAAACTCCCCACACATTTTTTAACTAGAAAGGGAGAGATGTATGATTCGCTAAAAGAATTTGAGAAACACCCCTCAATTTTTTTATTATCCGATTTAGCCATTAACTGCAATTTAAATCGACTAAACTAAAAGTATATGCGAATTAATTTACCATCTGATTTGATATTTATAAAAACAATGGTTTTTTATTGTTTTATAAGGTTTTCATTGAAAAACCTTATTTTTAAAGGATTTTTAACTATTTAGTTATTTATAGTATTTCGTATAAATACCTATGTCTTACGAAAACATAAATTTACAAATTTTGGTTTTGGAATTTAATTCCTTGCAGAAAAAAACCAATGGAGTTTACCCAATAGGTTTTGTAAATTTGTCACTTTTCGCTAAAACTTTAAAATCGGTTTTAGTTGGTATTTTATATACCGTAAAAAGATTATTGGAGTCCAAATCCGTAATTTTTAGTAGTTTGGGTAGGTATTAGATAATTCATATAGGATTAATCCCTTAACCAAAACCGTCAATTCAGCAATGGTAAACGGCAAGCGCTTTAGATTAGTTTCTTTAGCCGTATAAATTTTCCTTTCCTAGTTTCTATAACCTTTAGCAAGTTATACTGATGATGTTAGCTAATAAACCAACACGAAAAACTAGAGAGGTAAATATGCAAGTAACTATACTTGAGCCAACAAATAAGAATAATTCTAAATTAACACAATTACAATTTGAAGAATATTTTGTAAAACCAAATTTAGATAATTCTAAAATGTATAATTGGAATTTTGGTGGTTTTGATGAAAATAATTGTATATCAAAATTAAAATGTCCAATATTTAAAGATTATATAGATTATAAATCTTTCACAATTATTTGTGATAAAAATTTAGAATCTTCTATATCTTATTGGTGTGAATATTTTCACGGTGGTGGAAGTATTTCAAAAATAAAAAAATTACCTAATAATAAAATAGCAATTAGGTCAAATTATCAATGTTGGTAATATAGCCGAAACCAGCGATTTATTCGCTGGTCTATCTATTGTGATGAATAGATACTGATGATGGCAGTCCCATTTATTATAACTAGGAGGAAAATCATGAAAAAAGGTCATGATATAAAAAAAATGGTAGAAAAAATTAACAAT